AAAAGATGATTAAGCATGCTGGCGATGTAGCAAGTGTAGGACCTATATTATCATCACTAATTGATAGTTCTGTAAAAAACGATGACCAATTGGTTAAACTTGCAACAATAGCAACTAAAATTATAGCATCAGAAAAGAAAACTGAAGGACAGGATGGATTCTTAACTGAATTTGAAAAGAATCAATTACTCAAAGAGTTGGAAGAAACTAAACAAGAAGTAGAGAGAGTTGATGATTTAGAATTTGAGTTAGAGGATTTAAAAAAGAAAATGAAGTAATATGCCATTACAAAGCGGACAGGCGGGAGCAGCTAAATCAGCACAAACTTCCGGAGATTCTACATCAAAAGGACAGGGTATAGTTTATACCGTAATATTAGATGAAACTCACCCATATTTAAAAAATAATGATGATGCTCAAGGGCAAGAATCATCATATATTGGTGCTATTCAATTTAGGTACGTTGGACAACAAACACCGGATGAGGCAAGTTTACCAATAGCATTTCCATTAGATAAAAATATAAAGACACTACCATTAAGAAATGAATCGGTAGAGATAGTACAAGGACAAGGTGGTCAAGTTTATTATAAAAGAATAGGTCAAGAAGTTTCTCCAAATGCAAATTCGGAAGCTACTATCATATCAAATTTATTTGACCCACAACCATTGAATAGTGAAACTTCAAAAAACTATTCAAAAGTACAATCAACAGGAATATCAAGAACTAATAAAGATGAATCTACAAAATATGATGGATATGGAGATTACTTTCAAGTTCAACAAGGTATTCACAAATTAAAATTATACGAAGGGGATACTTTATTTGAAAGCCGCTTTGGCCAATCAATAAGATTTAGTGGATATAATAATGGTACTGGTAAAGATAGAAAATTTTCACCAACAATTATAATAAGAAACAACGAAAATTCAGAATCTAAAAAGAAAGATATAAATGTAGGCGCTGAAGAAGATATTAATAGAGATGGTAGTATTATAGCTATGTCATCTGAACAATATCAATTACCATTCCTACCGGGCACAGTTGATGATAAAGGTTCTACTGATTTTGAAACAAAGCCAGAATCATTTGAAAACTACCCACAAAAATTAATAGGAAACCAATTACTTTTAAATTCTGATAGAATAATACTTTCAGCAAAAAAAGCAGAAATGATATTCTATTCTAAAAAGAATTACGGATTTATATCAGATGGTGGGATGTCAATCGATAATAAAGGTGGGATTGATATTAGTGTTAAAGATAATATTCATATTGTAACTAATAATAGAGATGTGGCCGTTCATACAGGAAAGGGTTCTATATTTTTAGGTAATGAGAATTTAGAGCCAATGGTAAAAGGACAACAATTGGTAGATTTGTTAGCTGAATTAATTGATGCAATAGTTGCTCAAAATTATTTAACACCTTCTGGACCAACAAAGATGGGACCAGAAAACGTACCAACTTTTCGTTCTATAAAATCAAAATTAAATAATATATTGAGTAAATTAAATCAAACTTCTTAATATGGATAATTTAAGTACATTTCAAGGACAAGCTAATGCAATACAACAATCTGGCACAAGTGGAACTTCTGGTAATGCGATTGTAAATAATTTACAAGCACAAGCTAGTTCTCAGATTCAAAATTTACAAGCACAAGCTAGTTCTCAGATTCAAAATTTACAAGGGCAAGCTAATGCACAATTGCAGAATTTACAAAATTCAATACCAAAGCTACCCGAAATACCAAAAATTCCAAAGCCGCCATCTTTTAATATACCAAAGTTACCACCTGTTCCAAAGTTTAAAAAGAAAAAATTACCAGAACCTAAAAAAGATAAAAAAGGTAAATTAAAAGAAAAATTAGAAGCAGCTAAAGCAGCCGCAGCAGCAGCTAAATCAAAAGCTTCAGCTTTAAAAAACAAAGCATCAGCAGCCGCAGCTGCAGCTAAATCAGCAGCAGATTCGGCAAAATCAAAATTATCAGAAGCTCAACAAAAAGCAAAATCACAATTAGAAGATGCAACAAACAAAGCAAAATCAGCCGCTAAAAGTTCATTAAGTGCTGCTAAAAGTGCTATGGAAAGTGGAAAGCAATCTGTATCTTTGGCTAAAAATACTTTAGATGGTGTAAAATCGCAAGCAACATCTAATATACAAAATGTAACATCAAAACTAGGTTAATATGTCTTGGCAAACTTTTAAAGATAATTTATTAGAATTTGCTAATAATCCAAATTCAATAAACGATACATCTACTACTGCAAAGAAATGGGCAGATGAGTATGATGCCGCCGTTAAAAGAGGTAAAGATGTTTTACATCAAGTTTCAATTAAAAAAGGTAATAAAGAAGCGATGGAGCAACTATTTAAAGTTGCTTTAGATAAAGGATTAACATCAACACAACCATACGATTTAGTTGGTGAAATGGGAAAGGGTGTTATAGCATATTGGACAGGAGCAACATTAAATGAATTCCCAATACCAACTATACCAGCAACAGGCGCAACGGTAAACATTCAAGTTATATCAAACACAGTTTTAAATGCTGGTACTTGGCAACCTGCGGTAAGTTTGCCGGGAGTACAAACTCCTGATGAAGCTGAGGCAGAGGCTGTAAAAATAGATATTGATGAAGAATACCCAGCCAATCAAAAAGCATATGAAGAAGAATTTGAATCTGAAGAAGCTGCAATGAAAAATAATAGTGATGTTTCTGAAGATGAAGCTTATGATAATGTTGAAGAATATAAAAAAGAAATAGAATCAACTTCAGAAGATAGTGGAGATGATGTATCGGAAACAAACCCACCTAGTGGTGTGTCTGGTACATCTGGAACATCATCGGATTTACCACCAAAAACACCACCACCTGTGGCTAGGGGTGACCAAGCTTTATTTAAAAGATGTGGAAATGGTGTATGGCCTGCTTTGGGAACTGCACCAAGTTTTGAAATATCAAGAACAGATCCTGGTAAGTGTCCTAGAAATTGGTATAAGGTTAATAAAGAATATATGGTAAAAAATTGTACCGAAATAATGTTTCCAACGGCAGGGGGTGATAAAAAGATTTTAGTACACAAAGATTTAGCAGCAATAGTTAAACCAGCTTTATCAAAAATTAAAGAAAAGGGATTGCAAAAATATATCAAAAATTGTGGTGGTGGATTAGCGGTTAGAAATGTAACTTGTGGAAATCGCTTGTCTAATCATAGTTGGGGAACTGCAATCGATATGAATACCGAAGTTTATCCGTATGGTTATAAGTTTAAAGATGATGGTATTTATAGTGGTGGTAAAAAAATTAGAGACTTAAATGAATTTGATAAAGGGTTTCAACAAGTAGCCGCTATATTTAAATCACAAGGAATGACGTGGTTGAGTAGTAATGACCCAATGCACGTTTCAATATACGAATAATTATGTCAGCAATACCGCCAACCAAAAATCCTGCCTTAATTATAGATGATTTTATTCTATATGCAACCAGCCATTTATCTAGTGTAACGGGTATAGTAAATACTATATCATTATATCCACCATTGGGTACACCTGGTCCGGGAATTGTAAATTGGAGTGGATATCAAATAACACCAGCAAGACCTGGCGGTACTATTCCATCGGAAGTTGAAGATACTCCAGAACAAGTTCAAGAAGTTGATACATCGGATATAGAAATGACAGATGCACAATTAGCTGCATCTGAAGAAGCATCTTTAGAAGGGGATGATATAAATACAGCATCTGCCGCAGCTTATGAAGTTTCTGAAGATGAAGAAGAACCATCTGAAGAAAAAAAGCAAGATATAAAACAAAGATTAGAGGAAGATGCTGAAAGTACACCAGACCCACCATTAGCAGAAGAAGAAAAGCCAAAAGATGATATAAAACCAGTACCTAATTATAAGAGTAAAATGAAAGTACCATCTGAATTAGTTACTGCTATGAGAAAATATGGAATCGGTAAAACTCCATTAGAAAGAGCTCATTTTTTGGCACAAACAAATCACGAATCTGGTAACTTTGTTTATAAAGAAGAAATAGCTTCTGGAACTGCATACGAAGGTAGAAAAGATTTAGGTAATACAGAAGCTGGTGATGGTAAGAAATATAAAGGTCGAGGATATATTCAATTAACAGGTAGAGCAAACTATAAAAAATTTGGACCTACGGCAGGAGCTGATTTTGTTGGTAATCCTACAATAGTTGCAACAAAATACTATTCCGATACTGCATGTATGTTTTGGAAAGCAAATAAATTGGGTGATAAATGTGTAGATTCATCTATTAATACAATAAAAATTGTAACTAAACGTATCAATGGTGGTTATAATGGTTTGGATGATAGAACGAAAAAATTTGCCAAATATTGGGAAGAATTGCAAAAAGACCCAACTCTTTGGGCTTAAATCCCAAAAATAATCAATTGAAATATTTATAAACATAACAAATAAGGACGTATGAATACTGAGAAATTATTACAAGCCATTCAAATCTTAGTTAAAGAGGAATTAAAAGAACAATTACCTGCTCTTATTAAGGAAACAGTGAAGGCTGAAATGAAAAAAATGTTAGCAGAAGGTAAACAACCGGCTAAACCTCAATCAAAAGGATTATCTATGGCTAAGGCTATTCTAAGTGATGATGTACCTAAACAACAAGCAATAGAAGAAAAAACATACAGTAAAAATCCAATGATTAATCAAATTCTTAATGAAACTAGAACTGCAGTTGCAACTGGTGGTGATGGTGGTTTTAGAACTATGAGTTTTGGACAGGGTGATATGGGTTCAATTTTAGGAAGAACTGCGATAGCTGAAAAAATGGGTTATGGTGATTTAGCAAAAGGACCTTCTCCAACCGGATTGGGTGTAAATACTGGAGTAGCAGAACTAGATAAAGCTTTTAATAGAGATTATTCTGAGCTTGTAAAAAGATTTAAGAAATAATGGCAATTGTATTAGGACAAAAGTTAGTACAGGATACTAAAAAGTATCAAGATTATGCGATAGGTATAACATTACCAATTCAAATAGGTAATACTGCTTTTAACCAATCATTTACAACGGCAGAACAAGTTAAATCAAATATTAAAAATTTACTTCTTACAAAAAAAGGTGAAAGAATAATGCAACCTGAATTTGGAAGCGGACTTCAAGAATTATTATTTGATTTTAACGATGATACGTTATCTTCTAAAATAGAAACAGCAATTGAATCTGCTTTAGAACAATGGTTACCTTATGTTACGGCTGAACAAATTGATGTAGAGCAAACAAATGATAATAAAGATAGAAATTTGGTAAATGTATCAATAACTTTTAGTATATTAAACACACCAGATTTGAATACAGTTTCATTTGCAATAGCTCAATAATAAATAAAAAATGGCAATAACCACAACAAATAAAAATTTTAAGAATAAGGGTAAAGATATAAAATATCTTGATAGGGATTTTATTGGATTTAGAAATAATCTAATAGAATTTGCTAAAAACTATTTTCCAAAAACTTATTCTGATTTTAATGAATCATCTCCTGGTATGATGTTTATAGAGATGGCATCTTATGTTGGAGATTCTCTATCATATTATATTGATGATACATTAAAAGAATCTTTAATGGTTTATGCGGAAGATGTTAGAAGTATTTTAGCATTATCGCAATATTTAGGATATAAACCAAAAGTAACGGCACCTGCTGTAACTACATTGAGTGTATATCAACTTGTACCATCTAAAGGTAGTGGTGTTAATAATTTGCCTGATGAGAAATTCTTTTTAAGAATAAAAGAAGGAATGTTAGCACGCTCTACTAAAAATAATATTATATTCAGAGCTACGGATGTTGTGGATTTTTCAGAAGAAACAGGAAGAGAGATTACAGTATATCAAAGAGATGTTGTAACTGGTGAACCAACTTTTTATTTAATTAAAAAATATGTTCAAGCTATTTCAGCAGAAATATTAGAAAAAGAAGTAACATTTGATTCATACACTCCATTCCAAAAAATTTTATTGGATGAAACTAATGTAATATCAATATACGATGTAAGAGATTCTAATAATAACAAATGGTATGAAGTTCCGTATTTAGGGCAAGAAATGGTATTCATAGATAAACCAAATACTGAAGCTAATGACCCAGATTTATATCAATTTAAAACAACTGTACCATATATTCTTAAAACAATAAAAACTCCGAAAAGATTTGTTGTTAAAGTAAATGAAGATAGTACAACTACTATTCAATTTGGAGCTGGTGACCCAACTGCATCTGATGAGCAGTTAATTCCAAATCTTAAAAATGTTGGATTGGGATTACCAAATTCTATTAATAGATTAGAGGAATCATTTGACCCAACTAATTTCTTAAAAACAAAAACATATGGAACATCTCCTGCCAATACAACTATAACTGTAAAGTATTTAGTTGGTGGTGGAGTTACATCAAATGTGGCTACGGGTCAATTAACTAGAATTAATAGAATTGAATTTGAAATAGATAATGAATCTCTTACCGATGCAGAAAAGGCTATATATGATGCAACTAAGAACTCTGTAGCAATTGATAACGAAGTACCAGCAACTGGTGGTAGAGGTGGTGAGACAGTTGAAGAAATTAGACAAAACGCATTGGCAAATTTTGGTTCTCAAAATAGAGCAGTAACAGCAAAAGATTATCAAGTTAGAACATTATCAATGCCAACTAGATATGGAGCAATTGCAAAAGCATACGCTGTGGCTGATGGTACGTTGGATAACAATTCACCATCATCTATATTAGCATCTCCAAATAACTTACAAGAGTTTACTGATTTGGTTATGAGTTTTGTGAGTAAACCTGATAGTGAAGAGCCATCTCAACAAACTATAAAAGAAGAAATAACAAAATATCTAATAGGTAAAACTTCAAACGAAAATGAAAAAAATAATCCATTTGCAATTAATTTGTATTTGTTGGGTTATGATTTGTTTGGCAGATTAACTCCTGTTAATAGAGCAGTTAAAGAAAATTTAAAAACCTACATTAATGAATATAGAATTCTTACCGATGGTATAAATATGAATGATGGGTTTATAATTAATATTGGATTAGAATTTGAAATAGCAGCATATCAAAATTATAACAAAAGTGAAGTATTAGGAAAGTGTATATCAGAATTAAAAGATTATTTTAATATTGATAATTGGGCTTTTAATCAAACAATAAATTTGAGTGAAGTTGAGTTACTTATAGCAAATGTTGAGGGAGTTTCATCTGTACCATATGTGAAGGTAATAAATAAATGTGGTGGAAAATATTCACCAAATTCATATAACATAGATGCGGCAACTAAAGATAAGATTGTATATCCATCATTAGACCCTTCAATTTTTGAAATTAAATATCCGGATTCGGACATAAAAGGTAGAGTAAGATAATGGCATACTATTTCCTAACAGCATCAAAAGATGCATCAATTTATTTACAACAACCAAATCAAAATACTGGTTTGGATGAAATATTAGAAATTAGTAAAGTTTACTATGGAAATATAAGAGATATATCCAGAGCTTTATTAAAATTTGAAGTTGGCTTTCTATCATCATCTTTAGTAAATGATACTATTAGAATGTCAGAAGCTACTCTTTTATTGAAAGAAACTAGAAGTGAAGAAATACCATTGGAATATACACTATATGCATATCCAATATCTGGAAGTTGGCAAATGGGTACTGGTACTCGTTTTGACAATATATCAACTCAAGGTGTAACTTGGAATTATAGAGAAGGTGATAGTAAATTAGATTGGTTGCAAAATGGACTTAATTTTGGAACGGATGCAAATCCTAATAATGGGCAAGGCGGAACTTGGTGGACAGCAGTAAATACATCTCAAACATTTAATTACCAATCAGCAGATATAGAAATGGATGTTAAATCTTTATTAAGATCTTGGATGACTGGTTCTGTAAATGGTGGAATACCAAACGATGGTATTGTATTTAAATTTGATGAAACTTTAGAAAATGATACAGAAGATTATGGTGTTGTTAGATTTTTTAGTAAAGAAACAAATACTATATATCAGCCAAAGATTAGAATAGGTTGGGATGACCAATCTTTTGTAACTGGTTCATTAAACGCACTTACAACATCTGATTTTAAAATTGGTATTAGTAACTTTAAGAAAGAATATAAAGTTGGTACAATTGCAAAATTAAGAGTGTTTGGTAGAGAATTATATCCATTAAAAACTTTTACAAATACGTTTGCATATACAGATGTAAAATATCTTCCACAAACAACATATTATCAAGTAAAAGATTTTGCATCTAACGATATAATAATACCATTTAGTAATTATTCTAAAGTTAGTTGTGATTCTGATGGAAATTATATTAAATTAAATCTTTCCAATTGGGAAGCTGATAGAGTTTATAAAATTGAATTCAAAGTTGATAATGGTGATGGTGATATTCAATATTTTGATGATGATATAACGTTTGGTATTGTAAAAGGTTAAAAATGATTAAAACTGGATTAATAAAGACTGGATTAAGAAATGAAGAAAAAATCAATGAACTTTTGATTAGTGGTTCGTCTGCTATAAAAACTAAAAATGATTTTGGTGTTCACGTATTTAGTGGGTCTATTGCAGAAGATGGAATTATATCTGGTCAATTAACAAAACCAAAATATAATGAAGAAGAACTTTTAAAATCAATAGATACTACAATTATTGAACTTCTTCCACCGGATGCACCATTATTAGAACCAACTATATTGGCATCTGCATATGATGAAGCAATCCAAACAATTGAAGATTTAACAAGTCAAATAATAGAACTAAATACCAGTGTATTGGATTTAAGTTCTAAAGTACAAGCATTAGAAATAGTTTCCGAAAGTTTAAGAGTTGAGATGGATGCAAAAGATTTATTATTAGCAGTATCTCAAAATCAAACACAACAAGCAACCGCAAAGGTAGAGAGTAGTGTTGTTGACTTACAAACATCAATACAAAAAGCAACAGCAGAATCAATTCAAAGAGTATCATTGGCAGCTAGAAACACATCGCTTCAGCAAGAAAATGGATTATTAAATGAGCAATTAGCAAGTG